CGGGTTCAGTTGCGCGCGCCCCGGCTAATCCCGGCGCGTCGGGAATGGGGTTAGGTCTCGGGTCGGAAGGCCAGGATGCCGGGTAGGCACACAAAGCTTTTCGGCGGGTCGTAGGGCAGGATCTCCGCCCACAGCTCAAACAGCAGCCGCTCGGCCTCTAGCTCTGTCTCGGCCTGCACAGTCCCCAGCATGAACTCGTCCTTGCCGGGAAACTGTGCCTTGCCGCACCAGTGGCGGAAAGTGGGGCGGGTCATGCGAAGGCTCCGATCGCGAGCGCGGCGACTACCATGCCTAGCGCGCACCAGCCCACCAGCGGGCGCTCGGTTTGCCAGGCAAGGGCGATGATCTGGCGGCGGGTCATGACAGCCACCCCATCACAACTGCGGCGCCGACGATCGCGACCCACAGCAAACAAGTGCCAGCCCAGAGGCAGAGCCAAGCGATGGATGCAGGGCGAGGCATCTGGTCGCGGGTCATGGCCGCACCTCGATCAGCCCAGCATCGTGGCCCACGGTGTCAGCGCCCGGCTTCCACGACCACTGCTCGACCGGCTCGAAAGCGGCGACGCAGATGGTCATCAGCAGCTCAGCATAGAGGTCGTGAACGGCGCGGCGAGTATGGCCGGCCATGACATAGCGCGGCGTGCTCTTGCGCTTGACCGCATAGGTGTGCAGCCATTTCGCGCCGGTCAGCGCATCAATCTCGAGGATGATGAAAGTGTCCTTGTGCGTGCATGTCGTAGCGACGCTCTGGGCAAAGTCGGCGAGGATTTGGCCGGTTCCCTCGACCGGTGCTACCTGCCCGGCGCGCATCGGGTTGACCTTCCATGCGACGAAAATGTTGCGGAGCGGTCCCGCGCGATCGCCATCGATGCCGTCGGTGGCGATGCTCTGCAGGCAGGCGGCGGTCTGGTGCGTGCGGGCGGTCATGCTGCCACCTGCACATTGCGAGCCGCAATCTCGTCGCCGATCAGCGCGGCAAGGTATTGGGCGACCAGCGCGTAGAAATCGGCATAGGCCGGGTTATCCTTGGTGTGACCCTCGACCTTGGGCGCGGCGTGCGCAGCCTTGAGTGCGGCCGAGAGAGCATCCTGCTGCATCGCGGCCAGCTGCTCGAACTCGGGGCAGTCGTAGAAGGCGACGTCGAAATAGTGCGGCGCGTAATCGGCGCTCAGCATGTTGCGCACTGGGCGCGTCTGCGGGGCGATGCCAGCGGCGGCGATCTTGCCGATCAGGGCCTGCGCGGCGGGGCGCTTGTGCCAGGTTGCGGGGGTGGGTTGCATGGTGCTCTCCATCGGGGGTCGATGGAGATGGTTTTAGCACGATTGCTAAGGAATGCAACAGATAATTTGCATTGATGCTAATCGGCCGTTTTGTGCAAGACATTGCGGCTTCGAAGGGATAGTCTGAACGAAGCCTAACGCCCTTCAATTTGAAGGCGAAAATATCTGACGAGGATCCATGAATATCATCACGAGCGTCGTTGCCATGCTGATTGCGGCGCAGTCCCCTGCTTCTGAAACTCCAGGCAAGATCATCATGTATCGCCCCGGTTCGGTGATGGGTTTGGCTTTGGGCTGCCCGATTCGATACGACGGCAAAGAAGTCGTGGAGCTCGGTCGTAGCAAATATGCCGAATGGGAAGTGCCTGCAGGCCGCTATGTGCTCATGAACAAGACTGGCAGCGTCGAGGTCACTGTTGCGCCAGGCGAGACGCGCTATGTTCGCTGCACGATCAAGACCGGCTTTATGACCGGGCGCGCCGATCTGCAGATCTCGGATCGCGCGGATTTCGAGCAGAAGGCCGCCGAGTTCGAGCGCAAGGAAGTCAGCCCCGCCGTCGTTTTTTCGGGTGCGAAGTGAAGATCGTCGCGCTTGCCATAGCCCTGGCCACGACCGGCCAAAGCCAGACATTCGACTTGGTTTGCAAAGGCGAGCTCAAGACCGAATCGATCGTCGGGAATGAGGCAAAGCCATATTCGACACGCTACCGGGTCGATCTTGACCGCGGGAAATGGTGCGAGGATAGCTGCACAGAGATCAACGACGTTTCAAAAGCAAGCCCTGGCGTGATCGTGTTTGAGAGCATCGACAAGGATGGCCCCGCAGAACGCGTGCGGAAGATCAACAACGTCTCACGCGAAACCGGGCAGCACCTCGCGCTTTACACCAGTCGCTCAATCGGCGGCGCCATGTCGGTTGTCACCATGCGCTGGTCAGGAAACTGCGAACCATCCGAGTTTAGTGGCTTCCCTGCATCTGGCGCGAAGTTCTAACCCGGTCGGGTCACAGCCGGCGGCCGAACCAGACGGGCCTGCCGAGTATCTTGGTTTCCTCGTTGCTGACCTCGCTGGCGCTGAACTCCGGGTTCGACGGGAAGATCCGCACGCGGCCGCCGGGCAACCGCTCGACGTTCTTGATCAGATATTCGCCCCAGTCAGCATCCCATAGCGCGAAAGGTCCGGGCTGCGTCGGCGATCGGTCGCGCTTGTCCACCAGCAGCTCATCGTCATGGCGAAACAGCGGTTCCATCGACGTGCCGCGACAACGGATCATCACGAAATCACTGGCATTGCCGCGCAGCACGCTCTCAATGAGATAGCGCGGAACAAGCGCCATTTCCGGCTCGCCATCTCCGTTCCCGCCACCGCCCATGCCCGCATAGGTCGGCAGAACCTCGACCGGCACATATTCGATCGAATTGTCTTGAGGCGGCAAATCCGGCTCGTGATGCGCCCATCCTGGGAAGCTCGGGACGGCCTCGCGCAGCTTTTCCCATGTCGGCAAGCTGACACGCGTGGTTGCCGTCCCGTTAAAGGCGCGCGTGATCGTCGTCGGGGTTAGCCCAGCCTTCTTGGCCAGCGCGCTCGGCGCCAGTTTTGAAAACTGCACAATCGCCCTGATGGTTTCGCGGTCAGATTCTATGCCGTCCATCGGCCAGTAGTTAGCATCCCCGCAAATGGGGGTCTTTTTGCATTCGTGCAAAATCAGGGTTTGCATTGTGTAGCATTCGTGCTAACTATGCCTTCCATGGAACAGCAACCCACATCAAAGCATCCGATCCGACCAACAGACCTGGCATCTGCCATGGGATGGAGCGTCCCATATGCCAGCCAGGTTTTGAACGACAAGCGCCCCGCGTCGCTGCTGACCGCGCTGTCTGTGTTCGATCGCACAGGGGTGCGTCTCGGCCCATTGAGCGGCCTGAGCGATGCAGAGATCGATGTTGCTCGCAGAGTTGCGGCACCTACCCAACAGGACGCCGCCGCATGAGCGCGCCCGCCGACCGCCCTCTGACCGAGGAAGAAGCCAGGCGCGAGGCCGATCTTGCGCTTAGCAGGCCGATACCGGTCTACGACCCACGCCCGTTCACACTCGAGCAGGAGGCGCGGATCGCGGAGATTGCTGAGGCTGCCATCGACGCTGCGCTGCGCAACACCCGCCGCCAGTCGAAGCGGGGTATCTGACATGGCGCGGATCGCGTCAGCACAACGGATTGTTCCGGTCTGCCCTGGGGTCATCGGGGAACGGAACGCCCGTGTCCAATTGAATGCTTTTGAGCGTGGAGAGAAGAAACAATGCCTGCACAAAGTCCATCCGAACCTCGCGGAAACCGTCAGTCGTCCGATACTGGATCGCAACCTGATCAGGGCGGCGCTGGCTATCAAGTTCGACAAGGGCACCAAGTATATGATCCGCGACCTCGCTCCGAACCATCGGGCCGGTAGCGAACTCGCCATACATACGTGCTTTTTCAGACATGCGCGTTTCCCTTCAATCGTGAGTCGCATCTCGATTGTATCTGAAGCTGGTGGGGCGGCAACCCCACCAGCGGAGGACTGCTCATGACCGTCTTTATCGACAACGGCGAGCCGGGCACCTGGGCCCGCGCGCTGCGCCACAGAACACCCGCCTCGGAAACCTTGACAGCCGCCACGATGACCGGCTGCGAAGGACAGGCACCGGAAGGACCAATCGCGGCCGAGGATCACGGGAAGGTAGACCGCGTGAATGCCTGTCAATCGTCGGAAGGGGCGGTCGGCCCGCCAGCTAACCGCCCCTTTTCCCTGTTCGATTTCGCTCCTTTCCATGAGGGTTTTTATGGCCTCCGCCGCTGATAATGTCCTGTTGCCTCTTCGGCTTCCGACGCAAAAAGAGTTGCGCGCTGCCGTCGCCAACATGATCCGCGATATCCAGCGCGAGCATGGAGAGACGGATCAGGACACCGCCGACCGGCTTGGTGTCTCGATCGGCACTGTGCGCAATGCTCGGAACGAGAGCGCCGACCTCAACGCGCTCACCATCGCCCGTATCGGCGCGGTCTATGGCCCACATTATGTCGACCCCTATAACGGCCTCTACGGCGCCACCGCGACGCCGGTGCAGAAGGCGACCGACGACCCGCTCTGCCATCTGGCGCGCGCCGTCTCGACCATCTGCGACATGCGCTGCCCGGACGGCCCCGGCGGATCGGTCGAGCTACCCAAGGAAAAGCTGGACGCCCTGCCCGCGCTGCGCGCCGCGCGCGCCTCGCTCGACAGCTATATCGCGGGCATCGAACGGTTGAGGCTGGTGGCATGACGTATCCCTTCCGCAACCACGCAACCTGCGCCGATTGGGAACCGCAGCCGGAACGGTTCAACATCATGCTCCCGCTCCCCCCATCGGCGAACAACCTGTTCGTCAACGCCGCCAAAGGTGGCCGCGCCAAGAGCGCGGAATACAAGGCCTGGCTCAACGAGGCGCGCTATGCGCTCATCACGCACTGGCGTCAGCTGGGCAAGCCGACATGGCCGGACAAGGTGCCCATGATGCTGGCGCTCGATGTGGGCCTCTCCGATCGGCGGCGCGACCTCGGAAACATCGAAAAAGCGGTTTCTGATGCGCTCTGCAAGGAATTGCCTGTGCCCGACGATCGGTGGACCGACTTCATCGTCATCAAGCGCACCGCAGACCATCCCGGCTTTGTGCACGTCGTGCTCGCCCCGCTCGACAGCACCTGACCAGACAAGGGGAGAGCGCGGAACCCGTGAGGGCCGCACGGAATCAGTTTTCGCCGCGTCAGCTCTCCCCAAACCACAACACCCGACGGAACGAAAGCGACTGACGAAAAGGAATGACCAATGGATATGACACCAATACGGGCGTTTGACCTGCCCGATACCAGCCCGGCGGTGCTCGACGCCCTGCCCGTCGAGGTGCTGCACAACCTCGTCAACGAGGCGGAAAGCCACGCGCGCCAGGCCTCCACCATGCTCGGCATCCTGCATGGCGTGCTCGCCCGCCGCTATGCCGCTGGCATCAACGATACCGGCACGCACCACCGGCGCGAGGGCGATTATCACATCGCCATCACCGTTCCGAAAAACGTGTCGTGGGACCAGGCGGCGCTGGGCAAGGCGATCGAGACCATCAAGGGATGGGGCGAGGATCCGGCGGAATATGTCGAGACCAAGCTTACCGTCTCGGAAACCCGCTACAAGGCATGGCCCAAGACCATCCGCGACCTGTTCGAGCCCGCGCGCACCGTGCGCCAGGGCAAGCCCAAGATCGAGATCTCGCTCGCGGCCGACAAGCAGGAGGCAGCGTGATGGCTATCTCCCTCGCATCCCTCAACCGGCTCGATAGCCCCAAGCCGCCGCGCATCATCATCTACGGGCCGCACGGCATCGGCAAGAACACCTTCATCGCAGGCGCGCCCGCACCGGTGCTGATCAACGTCGAGGATGGTCACCCGTCCGCATCGCCGATCGACTCCTTCCCCCGCGCTCGCTCGTTCGGCGACGTGATGGGCGCGATCGAGGCGCTGTTCAACGAGCCGCACGATTTCCAGACCGTCGGCATCGACTCCCTCGACTGGATCGAGCCGCTGGTATGGGCCGAGACCTGCCGACGCCAGAAATGGGACAGCATTGAGAGCCCCGGCTATGGCAAGGGCTATATCGAGGCGTCGAACGTCTGGCGCGAGTATCTCGACGGTATCAACGCGCTGCGCGATGAGCGGGGCATGGCCGTCATCCAGACCGCGCACGCCGAGATAAAGCGGTTCGAGAGCCCGGAAACCGAGCCCTATGACCGCTACCAGATCAAGCTGCAGGCACGCGCGGCGGCGCTGGTCGAGGAGCACGCCGACATCGTGCTGTTCGCCAATTACAAGGTCAGCGTCACCAAGACCGACGCCGGGTTCAACAAGAAGGTTGCGCGCGGCATCGGGGCGGGAACCCGGGTGATGTATACCGAGGAGCGCCCCGCCTTCCGCGCCAAGAACCGGCACAACCTCCCTCCCGAATTGCCCCTGTCCTTCGCGGCCCTGACCGACGCGATGGCAGCAGCATCCGCACCGCAGCGCGGGGCCGCCCAGGCCGAAGCTGCATAACTGACGGAAGGAAAATGACATGGCACAACTGAACTGGAATGCCGATCCGAACAATGTGGCGGGCGAATACGAGGTCATTCCCGCCGGAGAATATCTGGCGCAGATCGTCGCGTCGGAGATGGTCGAGAACAGCGCCAAGACCGGGCACTTTCTCAAGCTGGAAATGACCATCCTCGAGGGCGAGCAAGCCGGGCGCAAGGTGTTCGATCGCCTCAACCTCGACAACCCCAATGCCCAGGCGCGCGAGATCGCCGAGCGCACGCTCAACGCCATCTGCGTCGCGTGCGGCAAGCTCTCGGTCGGCGACAGCAACGAGCTCCACGACATCCCGATGCTGATCAAGGTCAAGGTCTCGCCGGGCCGGACCGTGAACGGCAAGGACTATGGCCCGTCGAACGAGATCGGCGCCTACAAGCCACGCGCGGCAGCCGGTGGCGGTTTCGGCGGAACGCCCAGCCCCGCGCCTGCGCCGAGCGCCGGATGGGGTGGTGCATCCCCGCCGGCTGCCAGCGGGGCGTCCACCCCGCCGTGGAAGCGCAACGCGGCATGATGCTGCCGTAACGGGTGGCGGCGGGGTCAAGCGACCAAACTCAAGCCCCGCCGCCTACCACTCCCCTGCCCTGACGAAACGACAAAGGAAATGGCATGGTTGCCATAACACCCCCGGCTTGCCCTACGCTAGCGGCTTGTGACGCCGCGATAGAGGCGGCGCAGGAAACATGGCAGCGCACCTATCTCGGCATGTCAGAGATCGGCAAGCCCTGCGAACGCGCGCTCTGGTATAACTTCCGCTGGGCCCGGCCCGTCCGGTTCGACGCTGCCACGCTCAAGCGGTTCGCCGATGGGCACGCGGGAGAGGCGGTCATCGTCTCGCGGCTCAAGGCGACGCCCGGGCTTGAGGTCCACGACCTCGACACCGACGGCAAGCAATTCGGCTTTCTCGACCTCGGCAACCATTTCGGCGGCCATATGGATGGCGTCATCCTCGGCCTCGTCCAGGCTCCCAAGACCTGGCACGTTCTCGAGATCAAGATCAGCGAGAAGCTGGCCGAACTCGACAAGGCGCGCGGCAAGGTCGGCGAGAAGCACGCGCTGCAGGAATGGAACCCGGTCTATTACGCGCAGGCCGTGCTCTACATGCACTATGCCGCGCTCGACCGGCACTATCTGGTTTGCGGCTCGCCCGGCGCGCGCAAGGCAACCGCTGTCCGCACGAACGCCGACCCCGCGCACGCGGCATGGCTGCGGGTCAAGGCCGAGCGCATCATCTTTGCCGACAGCCCGCCGCCCCGCATCGGCGAGCCCTCGCACTTCGTCTGCCGCTTCTGCGATCACGCCGCCATCTGCCACGAGGGGAAGCCCGCGCGCCGGTCGTGCCGGACGTGCCTGCACGTGACCCCGTGCCGCACGGGTGGCTGGCGCTGCGAGCATCCCGACTTCCCCCACGAGCTCTCGCTGGACGACCAGAAGGCCGGTTGCCCAGCCCACCGCTTCAACCCCGGTCTGGTCCCGGGTGAGCAGATCGACGCCGGGCCGCATGGGGTCACCTACCGCATGGCCGACACCACCGAATGGACCGATCACGGACAGGAGATTGCGCTGTGAATGCGATGAACCACGCACCCTTTGCGATGCCAGTGCGCAGGCAGAATGGCCAGCCTGGCCGCGCCATATCCGCCGACGAGCGGGCAGAGATTATCCGGCTGCTTGAGATCAACAACCCGCCTCTTCCCTTCGCTCGCATCGCGAGGCTGACCCGGCGCAGTATCGAGAGCATCAGCGAGATCGCGCGCAAGACGGGCCACGCGAACTCCCTGCATCGCGAGGTCGCGATGTTCGCGCACGAATGCGCCAAGATCAGGCCTGTCCGGCTATCGGGCTACGCGACCCGCATGGGCCACATTCTGCACGCGCTCAAGCAGATGAGTGGTATCCCGCCGCGCCGGATCGTGGGCCCGCCGCGCCGGATCGTGGGCCCGGCGCGGTCACAAACCATATCCATTGCGCGCCAGCCCGCCATCCTCGCCGCCACGCGATGCGGCCTGTCCCTTTCGATCATCGGCAAGGCCATGAACGGGCGCAATCACACCACGATCCGCCATGCCCGCATGGTCGCGGAATATTATTACGAACGCGACGCCAACTATCGCACTCTGGTCGACCGACTGGTCGAGGCAGGTGGGGCGTGATGGACTACGCAACTTTCCTCGCCAAAAAGGCGGTTATCGATCCGATGACCGGCCTTACAGACGTGCCGGAATTGCCCGCGTGTCTCTTTCCCCACCAGCGCGATATCGTCGCTTGGGCGCTTCGCCGAGGGCGCGCCGCCCTGTTCGCGGGAACCGGCCTCGGCAAGTCGCTGATGGAATTGGCTTGGGCGCAGGCGGTTCATCAAGCCACCGGCAAAGATATCCTGCATCTTGCCCCGCTGGCTGTCTCCAACCAGATGAAACGCGAGGCAGACAAGTTTGGCATTGCCGCGCAGATTGTCGCCAGCCAGTCTGATTGCAGGCCGGGAACGAACATCACCAATTACCAGAAGCTCGACAAGTTCGACTTGTCGCGGTTCGGCGGTGTCATTCTTGATGAGAGCAGCATCCTCAAATCGACCGATGGAAAATATCGCACGGCGCTGATCGATGCATGCCATAGCATCCCGTTCCGGCTTGCTGCCACCGCGACGCCAGCGCCCAATGACTTCATGGAGCTAGGCAACCACGCCGAGTTTCTGGGTATCATGTCCTATACCGACATGCTCGCCACCTTCTTTGTGCATGACGGCGGATCAACGCAGAACTGGCGATTGAAGGGCCATGCCGAGCAAGAGTTCTGGAAGTGGATGGCAAGCTGGGCAGTGATGCTCCGAAAGCCGTCAGACCTTGGCTATCCCAATGAGGGGTATGACCTCCCGCCGCTGCACTATCACCAGCATATCGTTAGCGTCGAATATGCCCCGAGCATGGAAACCGGGCTATTGTTCCCGATCCAGGCCGCGACCTTGCAGGAGCGCATCGCGGCGCGCCGTGATAGCGTGGACGACCGCATCGCCATGGCCGCGAAGATCACTCCGCTCGATCGCCCGTTCGTTTGGTGGTGCAACCTCAACAGCGAGGCGGAAAAGCTGGCCGCGCGCATCCCCGGTTCTGTCAACCTGCATGGCGGTTTGAAGGACACCGAGAAAGAGCGCATTCTGATCGATTTCAGCGATGGCAATATCACTCATTTGATCACCAAGCCTTCGCTCGCAGGGTTCGGGATGAACTGGCAGCACTGCGCGGATACCGGGTTCGTCGGGCTCAATGACAGCTTCGAGCAGTTCTACCAGGCCATTCGCCGCTTCTGGCGTTTTGGTCAAACCAAGCCGGTCAACTGCCACATCATTGCAGCCGAAACCGAAGGCGCAACCGTCGCCAATATCCGGCGCAAGGAAATGGACGCAGACCGCATGGCTGCAGCGATGGTCATGCACATGGCCGACCTGTCCAGCCAGTCTGTGCGCGGCATGGTCCGCGATACCCCGAATTACAATCCGACCGAACCGATCATCCTCCCCCCGTTTCTGGAGAAAGCAGCATGACCATCAAGGCAGTTGAGCAAGTCATTACCCCCGAATATGCAATTTATCAGGGGGATAGTTGCGAGATCATCCGCGCCATTCCGACTGAGAGCATCGGCTATGGCATCCACTCACCTCCGTTCGAGGGGCTCTACAAATTCTCCAACTTCGACCGCGATATCAGCAACAATGACGGGCCGCAGTTCTGGGAACATTATGCTTTTCTGATCCAGGAATTGCTGCGCGTCACCAAGCCGGGGCGCATCCATAGCGTGCACGTGATGCAGTTGCCGACCAGCAAAATCCGCCATGGCCATATCGGAATGCGCGACTTTCGCGGCGAGGTCATCAGGGCCTATGAGGATGCCGGGTGGATCTTCCATAGCGAAGTCTGCATCTGGAAAGATCCGGTAGTCGCGCAGCAGCGCACCAAATCCATTCGCCTGCTGCACAAGCAGATCGTCAAGGATAGCACGATCAGCGGGCAGGGTCTTGCCGATTATGTGGTGTCGTTCCGCAAGCCCGGTGACAACCCCGATCCTGTCGATCAGTGCTTTGACCGCTATTATGGGACCGACGAACCCGATCGCAGCAAGTATACAACCGCGAACGATGGCCGGAACTGGTATTCGATCGAGGTTTGGCAGCGCTACGCCAGCCCGGTTTGGATGGACATCAACCAGACGCGCACGCTGCAATATCGCGGCGGTCGCGACGAAAAGGACGAGCAGCATATCAGCCCGCTGCAGCTCGACGTAATCGAGCGGTGCATCGACCTTTGGAGCAACCCCGGTGATAGCGTCCTGACCCCCTTCCTTGGCATCGGCAGCGAAGTCTATTCAGCTGTCAAGCTGGGCCGGAAAGGCATCGGCGTCGAGCTGAAACCATCCTATTTCGCACAGGCCAAGCGCAACCTTCAAGGCCTGAAGGCAGAACAGGATGGCCTATTCGGTTCATCAGACTGGGCTGCATGATGATCACCCTGCGCGACTATCAGGCCGAGGCGATCGAGGCGGCGTGGCAGTGGATGGGCGAGGGCAAGGGCAATCCCCTGCTCGTCGAGCCAACCGGTTCGGGCAAGGCGTTCATCATCGCCGAGCTATGCCGCCAGGCCTTCGCCATGGACCCCGGCGTGCGGATCATCAACCTCGTCCACACCCGCGAGCTCGTGGCGCAGAACTATGCTGAGCTCATCGGCATCTGGCCGGACGCGCCCGCCGGTATCTGCAGCGCCGGTCTCGGCCGCCGCGACCTGCACTCGCGCCTGCTGTTCGCCTCGATCCAGTCCATATTCCGCAGGGCATATGTCCTGCAGCAATGCGATATGGTCATCATCGACGAGGCGCACCTGATCCCGCGCAAGGCCGATACGATGTATGGCAAGTTCCTCGCCGACCTGCGCACCATCAACCCGCACCTCAAGATCATAGGCCTGACCGCCACCCCGTTCCGGCTCGACAGCGGGATGCTGCACCGTGGCGAGGGAGCGATGTTCGACGGCATTGCCCACGAGACCAGCGTGCTGCGCCTGATCGAGCAGGGCTATCTCTGCCCCCCGCGCACCTGGCGCCAGTCCGCCGAGATCGACACCAGTGGCGTCGGCATCCGCATGGGCGAGTATGTCCAGGGGCAGCTTGAGGCCGCCGCGATGGACGAGCGCACCATCAACAGCATCGCCGACCGCATCGCCGTCGCGGGCGCCGATCGTCTCGGATGGATCGTGTTCGGCGTGTCGATCAAGCACTGCGAGGCACTGGTCGAGGCGCTGCGTGCGCGGGGGTTTACCGGCGCCGGAGTCTATGGCGACACGCCCAAGGCCGAGCGCGACCGGCTACTCGCCGAGTTCAAGGCCCGGCGGCTGCGCTTCCTGGTCAGCAAGGAGGTGCTGACAACCGGATTCAACGCCCGCCATCTCGACCTGATTGCGCTCTGCCGGCCAACCAAGTCGACCGGGCTATACGTGCAAATGATCGGCCGCGGCACGCGCACCAGCCCCGAGACCGGCAAGACCGACTGCCTCGTTCTCGACTTCGCTGGCGCGGTCAAGACGCATGGCCCGTTCGACGATCCATTCCTGCCCGGCGACAAGCGCAAGGGTAAGGGCGGCGACGCGCCGTTCAAGGAATGCCCCGAGTGCGAGCTGACATGCGCGACCGCGACCCGCTACTGCCCGGCGTGCGGGCACGAGTTCCCACCGCCCGAGCCCAAGGTGCTGGTCGTGCCGGACGAGAAGCCGGTGCTGTCCGTCCAGACGCTCGAATCCGACTGGCTCGACGTCACGGGCGTCAGCTACGCGCCGCACGCCAAGATCGGCTCGCCCACCTCGCTCCGCGTCACATACCAGGTCGGCCTGACAACGCACCGCGAATGGGTCTGCCTCGAGCATAGCGGCTATGCGCGCACCAAGGCGGAGGGCTGGTGGCTGCGCCGCGCGCCAGCGCCCGTGCCCGCGACCGTCGCCGAGGCGATCGAGCGGCAGGACCAGATCCGCACCCCGTCGCACATCCGCCTGCAGCGCGCGGGCAAGTATGACGAGATCGCGGGCTTCAAGTTCGAGCCGATCGGCGGCGCTGCGGAGGCGGCGTGAGAGGCATATGCCCATGCGGACGCGCGGGGCGCGGCTTTGCCTATCGCAGGCCGCACTATCCCGCCGCGCAAACCATCCCGGCCTGCTCCATGGCCCATCTCGACATCATCAGCAGAAGGAAGACGACAATGGCAAAGGAACTCACGATCGAGGAAGGACGCGCAATCATGGCCGCGTCCGAGCGCTGCGGCACCTTTCTCGAGGATATCGGCACGACCGACATGGCCAGCATGACCGAGGAGCAATGGCTGGACTTCCTCGCCCATTGCTACACCACCATCTGCGAGAGCGTCGCAGCCGAGATCGAGCTGTTGAACGACGTGCCGTTCTAGCACGTAGCGCGGCACACCACGCCGCGCGCACCATGCCTGCCCCTACCCTGACACCAAGGCCCGCCAGCCATGACACACTTTCTCGCCGATCATGGCGATACGCTTGCCGATAACGGCTATCCGCTCATCCCGATCAAGCCCGGGGACAAGGTGCCGGGGCACTGGACCGGCTCGGCATGGATCAACATGCCCAAATGGCAGATGCACGCCCTCGAGCCGCTCTCCCCCGACACGCTCGCCGCATGGCAGGCATGGCCCGATTGCGGCATAGGCATCCCCTGCGGCCAGGTCGTCGGCATCGACATCGACGTGATGGACGCCGCCCTTGCCCAGCGCATCGCCGAGCTCGCCCGCATGAAGCTCGGGGACACGCCTGCCCTGCGTATCGGCCAGCATCCCAAGCAGATGCTCGTCTACCACGCACCGACCCCGTTCCAGTCGTTCGAGGTCAAGCCTCTCCAGGTGCTCGCCCTGGGCCGCCAGTTCGTCGCCTATGGCATCCATCCCGACACCGGCAAGCCCTACCACTGGCCCACCGGTTCACTGCTCGACTGCCCGCTCGACTCGCTCCCCTCGATCACCGAGGCGCAGGCCCGCGCGTGGCTGGCAGAGGCGGTGCGCCTGCTGCCATCGCACATGCGCGCCAAGCCGACGGTCGAGCGCACGGGAGGCGGTAGCAGCGGACAGCACGAGCCGTCCACGCCCGAGGCGGTGCGATCCGCCCTCGCCTATGTCAGCAGCGATTGCGGCCGCGACCAGTGGATCCACATCGGCATGGCCATCAAGGCGGGGCTTGGGGAGGGCGGCTGCGATATCTGGCACGAGTGGTCGGCCCGCGACTATGCCGATTACAACGCCAAGGAGGCGGATGCACAATGGCGCTCGTTCCGCCCCTCCGGCCCGATCGGCGTCGGAACCCTGTTCGCAGCAGCCCAGGACGGCGGGTGGCCCGGGCCCGGCCCCGGAGAGTTCCTCTACGCCCACGAGAAGGAGGCGGCATCCGGCCCGCCGCGGTTCGATATCAAGTCCATCATTGCCACCGCGCTCGCGCGCCAGGGTGGCGTGCTGCGATCGGAGAATGATGGGGAGTTCGCAGGCGACCTAGAGTTCGAGCCGCAGGAGGTCGAGCAGCTGGTGCGCCATACCGTCGCCACCCGTCTCGCCGCCCCGGCCCCCGCCGCGCCTCCCGCACGCCGCTCCATCCCACAATGGCTGGCCGATCTTGCGCCCGGCAACCCCATGCGGGGCTGGATGGAGCATTGCATGGCCTGCTCGCCCAAGCGCCTGCCCATTCTCGCCCTTGCCGCCTGCCTGCCCCTGTTCGGCACGCTCGCCGGGCGCCGCTATGCCGGGCCCACCAACCTGCGCACCAACATCTACACCATCGGCGTCGGCCTGTCCGGCGCTGGCAAGAACCATGCCCTCAAATCGATCGGCGCGACCTTCGCCGCGCTCAACCTGCCCAAACTCATCGGCGGCAGCGAGATCGCATCCGGCGCCGCCATCGTCTCCACCCTCGTCAAGCACCCATCCGTCTGCTTCACCATCGACGAGTGCCAGTTCTTGCTCAAGGTCATGAACGATGGCGACCGTGCGGCCTTCAACCAGCAACAGATTCTCAAGGTGCTCATGGAGGCCTATTCCAGCGCAGGCCTCGCCTATTTCGGCACCGCCTATGCAAACCAGAAGGAAAAGCCGACCGAGGTGATATTCGAGCCCTGCCTCTCCTTCGCCGGTGCCACCACCCCTGACAAGATGTGGGCGTCCTTCTCCAGCGCCAACGCCCGCGACGGCTCCCTCGCCCGCTTCCTCGTGTTCGATGACCCGACGCGGGGCGAGCTGGTGCGCTACCCCGGCCCCGGCATGGACGACATGCCCGAGACACTCAAGGATGCCATGCTCGCCGTCCACGCGGGCGCAGAGGGGCACGATTACGCACCGCTCGACATGGGCGGCGATCGGGGGGCGAACAGCCACAACGCCTATCGCGTGCCCTATGCCGACCATGCCGCCTCCGACCTTGCCTGGACGATGCGCGTAGAGGCCGATAACCTGATCTACGCCAGCAACCCCGCGCACGCCTCGTTCATCGCCCGCCTCGCCGAGAATGCCGCCAAGCTCGCGCTGCTCAAGGCCGTTACCGATTGCCCGCAACGCCCCGCCATCACCTGCGCCGATCTCGAATGGGGCATGGCCCTCGCCCGCACCTGCCTCGACAACCTCATCGCAGGCGTGGACAAGCATGTCGCCGACAACGAATACGAGCGCGACAGCAAGCGGGTGCACGCGATCATAGAGGACGCAGGGGCAGGCGGGATTACCAAGTATCACCTGACCCGGGCTACCCGCTCGCTCGATACACGCCGCCGCGATGACATCCTACGCTCGCTGGTCGAGGCGGAACTCATCCGGCACGACAGCCACGGCACCGGCCCAGCGCGCAAGTCCGTATATTACGCCCAGTGACCAGCGCATAAACAGCCCCGGTCATATCCCCACCTCACCCCGCCCTAACCCGGCGGGGTTTTTTGTTGCCAAAATGCAACTGCAACTTTCCATTGTTTTGCGTAATAATGTTGCGAGAAGGTCGCTTGCATCCCTTTACATCCCTTTGCATCCCACCCCATTCGGGATGCAAAGTCCCGCAGAAAACTGCCAAAAACTACGCTTATATCCTTATATCCCTCTATGAGTCTGAGTTTGTGTCTCTCTCCTTCTTCCCCCTCTCCCTTAAAGGGGGATATGGGATGCAAGGATATAAGGGCCAAAACCCTAGGATTCCTGCGGGACTTTACATCCCAAACACCTCGGGATGTAAGCGGGATGCAAGCGGGATGCAGTCTCCGCCTTGAAATCCGGGCGGCGATCGGATAAAAACGACATCGACGCGGCGAGGCTCAACACCAAGGCCCGCCATTATGACCGCTATCACCATCGCGCCCATGGTCCCCTCCGACCAATCCGTCGCGCTCGCCCTCCCCCCCGATACCGACCTCGAAACCTGGCGCGCCATCGGCCAGACCATCGCAGCACAGCACCGCAACACCGGATGGCTCGTCGGCGACTGGCTCAACTTCGGCAAGGCACAGTTCGGCAACCAGGCCGAGATGTTCGCCGTCGAGCTCCTCGGCGAGCCCAAGTCCGCGCGCCAACTCGCCGCCCTCTGCTCCGCCTTCCCCTCCGACCGGCGCAACCCCGCCCTGTCGCAGCAGCACTACATCGCCGTCCGCGACCTGCCCGCGCCCGATCGCGAGCGCCTCCTCTCGCAGGCCGAGGCCGAGCGCCTCACGCCGCGCGATCTCAAATACCGCGCCGCTGCACGTAAGGCCGAGATCGCCCCGCCGCTAATCGCTGAGGAGGATCTGGACTATGCCGAGCTGATGGCCATCGTCCGCGCCTGGAACTGCGCCAGCGACGGCCCGCGCCGCGAGTTCGCAGAGCTCATGTCCGAATCGCACTTTGGGATCATCAAGGCATGAACGTCCGTCACCGCGTCCCGCAAGACTTCCTCGCCACCTTCCAATCGGAGGGCTGGCGCGCCTGCGAGCACCTGTTCGGAGCACGCACGTCCGTCACCCGCCGATGGATCGAGCAATGCGGGGGCAAGGAACTGCTCAAGCAGCGCAAGCGCGGGAGGGCGAAGTGACGGACGCTAGCAAAATAGTGCCAGATAGTGCCGCCCCCAAGCGCAAGCCGCCCGCCGCAGGCAAGGGACGGCCCAAGGGCGCGACCAACAAGATGACCCGCACCATCAAGGCCGCGATCGAGGAAGCGTTCGGGAAGGTCGGCGGCGCGGACTATCTGGCCAAGATGGCCATCCAGCAGCCCGCTGCGTTCATGACGCTGCTCGGCAAGGTGCTGCCGACGCAACTCGAGCATAGCGGCCCGGGTGGCGCACCTATCGCCGCATCCATCGACGTCGGTAAACTATCCACCGAAGCCCTGCGCGAGATCGTGGCTGCGCGCGATAATGCTAAGTCCGCATGAACTGCTCGCGTGTGAGCGCGAGCTGGCCCGCCGATCCCTCGCCGACTTCGCCCGCATGGCATGGCCCGTGCTCGAGCCGTCCACCCCGCTCAAATGGGGTTGGGCACTCGACGCCATGTGCGAGCATCTCGAGGCCGTAAGCCGGGGCGAGATACGCCGTTTTCTGGCCAACGTGCCGCCTGGAAGCATGAAATCGCTTCTGACGGGGGTTATCCTGCCCGCATGGGAGTGGGGCCCGCAGGGGCGCCCGCATCTGCGTTACCTCGGCACCGCGCACAAGCAGGATCTTGCCGTCCGCGACAACATGAAATGCCGCAGGCTCATCCAGTCGCCATGGTATCAGCAGCTATGGCCGGTCGAGCTGGCACGCGACCAGGATGCAAAGACCAAGTTCGAGAACAGCGCCACCGGCTTTCGCGAGGCCATGGCCTTCACATCCATGACCGGCTCGCGCGGCGATCGCGTGCTACTCGACGACCCGCACAGCGTCGATGATGCCAACAGCCAGGTCAAGCTCGCGGCCGATATCCAGACCTTTCGCGAGGCCCTGCCTTCCCGCGTCAACAACGACGAATCTGCCATCGTCATCATCATGCAGCGCCTGCACGAGAAGGACGTCGCCTCGGTCGCGATCGAGCTCGGCTATGACCATCTGTGCATCCCCATGCGATACGAGGAGGGGCGTTCGAAATGGGTTGTGGGCCCGGGTGACCCGCGAACCCGCGATGGCGAGCTCATGTTCCCCGAGCGCTTCCCCGAGGCAACTGTCGTCGAGCTCGAGCGCACCCTCGGCGCATACGCCACCGCATCGCAGCTGCAGCAGCGTCCCGCACCCCGCGATGGCGGCCTGTTCAAGCGCGCGTGGTTCACCCCGATCGGCGCCATCCCCGCCAACACCATGCGAACCGTCCGCGCCTGGGACTTCGCCGCCACAGCCAAGGCAACGGGTAGCGATCCGGACTGGTCCGCCGGTGTCCGCATGTCCCGCACCAGCGACGGGGTCTACATCATCGAAGGTTGCAACCGCTTTCGCGGCTCGCCCGCCGAGGTGGAACGCGCGTGCAAGGCACAGGCCGATATCGATGGCAAGCGCGTCACCGTCCGCCTCGCCCAAGACCCCGGCGCTGCGGGCAAGGCGTGGCTGGCAACCATGGTCCGCCTGCTCGCCGGCTATCCGGTCAAGACCGAGCGGCCCACCGGCGACAAGCCAACCCGCGCAGCCCCGCTCGCTGCCCAGGCTGAGGCTGGCAATGTCCGCATCCTCGTGACCGGCGATCCCTCGCGCGACGCATGGATAGAGCCCTTCCTCGACGAGCTATGCCTGTTCCCCGCCGCCGCTCATGACGACCAGGTCGATGCGGCCGCCGATGCTTTTTCCGAGCTCGCCCTCGGCACCTCCCGCTTCAACCCGCGCGCCCTCGCCTCATAGCCTGCGTCCGTAGGGCGCGCACGGCACCAGCGCCATTGTCAGCCCATGGGTATGATCCGCCGCCTCGCCGATGGGCTGACCAGTGCATTGACCGGCATGGGGCGCACCAGCGACCCGCGCACGGCCAATCGCTACGTCTACGCTCCCAAGACCCGCGAGGATATCAACGCGGCCTATCGCGGCTCGGGCATCATGCGCAAGATCGTCAATGCGCCCGCCGATGACATGATTCGAGAATGGCGCGAGTGGAAGGCCGATGCCGACCAGATCGCCGCTATCGAGGCAGAGGAAGCCCGGCTCGCTATCCTGCACAAGATCCGCAAGGCCGAGGTGCTGCGCGGGCTCGGCGGCGGTGCCATGCTGCTCGGCCTGCCCGGCAATCCCGAGGCTCCCGCCCCCGCATCCGTCGGCCAGGGCGGCCTTGCCTATGTCCATGTGTTCAGCCGATGGCAGTGCCAGCTTGGCGACGAGGTGACGGACCTTGAAGACCCGCGCTATGGCCAGCCCGCATTCTATCGCTTGTCGAGCAAGGACGGGCAGATGTGGAACGTCCATCCCTCCCGCATCATTCCCTTTCAGGCGCGCCCGCTGCCCAATCTGCTCTCGCTATCGTGGGAGGACGAGTTCTGGGGCGAGTCCGTGGTCGAGCAGGTTCTCGACGCGGTGGAGAACAGCGACGCGGCTCAATCCGCCTTCGCCTCGCTCATCCAGAAGGCGCACCGCCTGCGCATCGGTGTGCGCGGCCTGTCCGAGCTCGTATCGACGCAGGAGGGCGAGCAGATCATGGCCGCCCGGTTCGCCAACCTTGCCCTGTCCGAATCGATCTACAACGCCACCGTCTACGAGCTGGGCGCGGATGGCGAGCCTGCCGAGCAGGTCGATGACGTGACCTACAATTTCGCGGGCATGAAGGACGTGATGAACGCATTCGGCGAGTTCGTCGCTGCCGTGTCCGACATCCCGGCCACCCGCCTGCTCGGCCGCGCGCCCGAGGGCATGAACGCCAGCGGCGAAAGCCAGCAGAAGGATTGGAACAAGAAGGTCCGCGCGCGTCAGACGATCGAGCTCAAGCCCTGCCTTGACCGGCTCGATCAGTATCTCATCCCCTCGGCCCTGGGCTCTCGCCCGGCGGACATCTGGTATGACTTCGCCCCGCTCGACAACCCGAGCGAGAAGGAGATGGCCGAGTATTTCAAGGTCGGCACCGACGGTATCGAGAAGCTGCAGGCGACGAACACGATCCCCGAGGTCGCGCTGGCCAAGGGCGTGCAATCGTGGATGGTCGAGCATGGCTTCCTGCCCGGCCTCGAGTCCGCGCTGGAGGAAACGCCCGAGAGCGAGCGTTATCCCGAGACGCCGGACGACGACGGGACCGACCCGAGTGCAATGCAGGCTCCAGCGGAAGGAGGTGATCCAGCATCTGCCGGTGGCGGGGCCACGCGCCCCGCCCGCCGCGCTGTGAATGACGCGGTCTTGGAGGTAATCAGGGCTGGCAATGGGCCGCTGGTTGACGCGACGCCAGAGGAGAAAAAGCCTTGACCAATCTGAAACTCAACTGCTCGCTTGCTTGGTGGGCTGGTCCGGCCCTCGAATGCCTGTCTGTGGTTTGCGCTGTCTTGTCGATGGCTGGCCTTGAGCGCAGCGCCGAATGGATTTCCGATGTCGGTGTCGGCTTCATCGCTCGCCACGGGGTGCGCGTCGGGGCAGAATAATGCCCTTCGACCTCCCCGCCATGGCCCGCCGCGCCCGGAACGTCCGGCGCAAGACCATCACCATCCGCGATATCATCCCGCCGCAGATGCTCGCGCGCGACCTCGCCAGCACCGCCTACGCCCCGATCGTCGCGGTATGGGAGGACGCCACTCCGCGCATCATGGACGCCTATTCCCTATCGCTCACGCAGATGACCATGGACAGCCCCGCCGATGTGCAGCGCGAGATCGAGGCGGCCGAGGGCGAGGCGTCGCCGCTCTATCTGCTGCTCGACGCCCGGCTGCGCGACTGGACCTTACGCGTCGAGCGCTGGTTTCGCGGCAAGTGGCGCGGGGCGATCCTGTCCGCAACCGGTGTCGATCTCGGCACGCTGATCGGACCGGAGGGCGTGCGCGCCTCGCTCGAGACGCACCTCGCCTGGAATGCCGACCTCGTGCGCGACGTGTCGGCCCAGGCCAGACAGCGCATCAGCGCCGCGGTGTTCGACGGCCTGCGCGCTCGCACCCCCGCGCGCGAGGTGGCGGCCAAGATCCGCGAGGCGACCGGCCTGGCGCGCGATCGCAGCGTCCGCATTGCATCCGACCAGCTGACCAAGCTCACCAGCTCGCTTGCGGACGAGCGGCGGCGGGAGGCGGGCATCGCTGATTGGGAGTGGAAGCACAGCGGCAAGCGCCATCCGCGCGTCGATCACAAGGCGCGCGACGGCAAGGAATACAGCGACGCGAAGCCGCCGCCGGAGATGCCTGGCCAGCTGCCGTATTGCGGGTGTCGCCAGCTCGCGGTGCTCAAATTCGATTAGGCGCGCGCGGCGGACTGTGGTAGAAAAGCGGGCCGGAAACGCTGCGTCAACAGCGCCCGGCCCTGACCACAACGATCATTGGAGGATCGAATGGCTGAACACGACAGTACCACTACGCCCAGAAAACGGAAGTCCTACCCGCCGATCAATCCAGGCGATGTTTTCGGCTCACTCCGGGTGTTGTCCGCTGCGCCCGATCGTGTAAATCCGAACGGCTCACAAACTCGGCGCTGGCTCACCGTCTGCGAATGCGGGCGAACGTCGGTCAAAGAGCAGAGCAAGCTCTATTCTGGCCAGTCGCGCCATTGTGGGTGCCAGCGAGAGTTTCAGGATTTCAGTGTCGGACAGGTATTTGGCCTGCTAACCGTGACCGGCCCTAGCTTCAAAAAAGGCAAGCAGTGGAAAACACCATGCAAGTGCCAATGCGGCGCTGATACCTTCCCTTTTGCCTTCTCGCTTTCGTCGGGAAAAACCAGATCTTGCGGCAAGTGCATCCGAGTGTGTTCCGACAGCACAAAGCAAGCAGTTTCCGCTGCCAATACCAAGCATGGCTGGCGCAACACCCCAGAGTATCTGGCGTGGATCAATATGCGCAAGCGATGCAACAATCCCACGAATCGCGCATATCGAAATTATGGCGCGAGGGGCATCAAGGTCTGCCCTGAGTGGCAGGACAATTTCGAGGCTTTCCTCTCGTATATCGGCCCTCGCCCTTCGCCAGAACTGAGCATAGACCGCATTGACAACAGTCGGGGTTACGAGCCGGGCAATGTCCGCTGGGCTGATCGATCAACGCAGTCGCGCAATCGCAGGCCGTTCATGATCGTGCCGGGCTCCCGAAGCCGTCCGTAAAGCGAGCCCATGGGCTGACATAGCGTCCGCCCATGGAATTCTCGGATAGCCTCATTCTCGACGCGCCGCGCCGGACAAGCGCCGGGTATCTGGTTGCGCGGGCGCGTGCAGCTACCACCGGGGTTTACCAGTATGCAGGCTATGAGGTCGATCCGACCAACGCCCACGGCCTGCGCGACAAGCAGATTGTCAACGTCCTTCGGGACGAAAACACGGTGTTCGACAAGGCCGCCGTGCAGTCGTTTATCGGCAAGCCGGTCACCGACGATCACCCTTCTCAGCCGGTAACCGCCGCCAATTGGCGAGATCACGCGCGCGGCACCATCATGGGCGCGATGCGTGACGGAGAATACCTCGCCTTCGACCTGATGCTGACCGACGCAGGCGCGATCGCCAAGGTCGATGCGGGCAAGCGCGAGCTCTCCAACGGCTATACCGCCAATCTGGAATTCGGCCAGTTTACTGCGCCGGACGGCACGGTCTGTGACGCGCGCCAGTCGAAAATCACGGGCGGCAACCATGTCGCCATCGTCGATCGGGGCCGGGCTGGCTCCGCGTGCCGAATCGGTGATGGTCTGCCGCAGTTGATGAGCGATGGGGTAAAGGAAGCTGCGTCGTGGCTCAAAAAGGCCATCGCGCTTCATAAGAAGCACATGGACGGATCGGCACCCACGACCGGTGCAGCCGGCGAAAAAAGCCAAATGCTCATGATGGAGCAGATGGAGAATGCGCTCGCGGCGTTAGTCGCCACCACTTCTAAGTCGCGCCCTTCCATGAAAATGGACCGCACCGGTTCCCAATGCCGAATCTCGGACAGCAAGCCCTTTGCTGCCTGCGATGCCAACCCCGCCATCCTGGCGGACCTAAACAAGGAAAAAGTGATGAAGAAGATCGTGCTCGACGGTCTGCAGGTCGATTTGTCGGACGCGGATGCAGTCGCAGCCGCGTTCACCAAGCTGCAGGACCAGGCCAAGGCTTCCGCTGATGAAGCCGACGAACACAAGAAGAAGATGGCTGCAATGGACGGTGAAATCGCCGCTCTGACCAAGCAGCTGGCCGATGCAAAGGCCGCAGCCGAACCCGCTGCCATCGACAAGCTGGTCGCTGATCGCGCCGCGCTGGTTGCCACCGTCAAGGCGCTCGACGCCTCGATCGTCACCGATGGCAAGACCGATGCGGAAATCCGCCGCGCACTGGTCGAGGCCAAGCTTGGCGACGACGGCAAGGCGCTCGAGGATGCTGCCATCCCCGGCGCGTTCGCCGTGCTGGCACGCGATTCCGGCTCGTGGGCTTCCGCCGCCAAGGTCGTGCACATCGACGCTCGTGCGAACGTCGTGGATGCCCGCGCTACCGTCAACGCCATCCGCGCTTCGCGCTACGCATAAGGAGCCAGCACAATGCCTGTCCTTCAGAGCACCTATTCCGACGATCTCCCGGTTGCCTATGCCGGTATGATCGGCAACGGCGAGACGTCGAACCGCATCACCCGCACGGTCGAGACCAGCGGCGGTATTGCCTTTGGCCGCCCCGTCTATCGCGGCACCGGCGACCACGGCTGCACCAGCACCGTTGGCACGCTGGCGACGTTCCTGGGCTGGACCATCGCGACCTCGGCCTTGGCCCCGGTGGCTGGTCAGGATGCCGATGAATATCAGCAGTATGACAACGCCTCGATCCTCACCAGCGGCGCCATCTACGTGACCGTGACCGGCAACGTCGACGATGGCGCGGCCATCACGATCGGCACCGGCGCCGGCGCGGCCGACGACATCGGCACGACCGCAGCGGACGCGACGCACATCGCGACCGGCTGGATCGCCGACCAGACTGTTACCGGCGGCGGTCTCTGCCGCATTGTCAAGCGCTAAGGAGGCGTGGAAATGAACGCGATTACCAATCTCTACGACAGCGCTTCGGGCATCAAGGATCCGGGCCTGTTCATGGCCGCCGACGCGGACGTGAAGCGCGCCGTCATCTCGACCTGGGCCGCGGACAACGCGCGCCATGCCGCGACCTTCGCCGATAAGGTCGATGCGTTCTTCTCGGATGCGCAGGTCGGCTATGCCTTCCTGACGCCGCAGCTGCACCGCATCGAGGCCGAGGTCTACATGACCCGCTATCCCTCGTATGACATCACGCCCTTCATGCCGGTCATCACCGACGGCGATATGTGGGATGTCGGCACGCTGGTCTATTCGATGGACAATGTGGGCCATGCCGAGTTCATGGCAGGCGGCACGTTCGACGTGCCTTATGCCAGCACTCAGATGTCGCAGGCCACCCGCAACTTCCACCTGGCCGCGATCGGCTATGAGTGGAATACGCAGGAACTGCAGCGCGCTGCCAAGCTGGGCCGCTCGCTCTCGTCCGACAAGGCGCAGGCCGCTGTCATGGCAGCCGACCGCTTCATCTACGGCATCGCGATGACGGGCCGCAACGCCAAGGGCGTCGATGAGAAGGGCTGGACCGGCTTCACCAACGCATCGGGCGTGACGTCGGCGCAGGTCGCTGCGGATGGCACCAGCTCGTCGCGTCTGTGGACGGCCAAGACCCCGGCGCAGATCCTGCGTGACATCAATGCCGCGCTGACCGCTGTGGAAACCGGCACCAGAGAGACCTCGATCGCCGACACGCTCGTTCTGCCGACCAGCGCCTACAACTACATCGCGACCACGCCGCGCGCCGATGGTTCGGACATGACTGTCCTTTCCTATCTGCGTGCGAACAACGTGTTCGGCCCGAACCTGACCATCCTCAAGAGCCGCGCGCTCGAGACGGCGGGCACGGGTAGCACGACCCGTCTGGTGGCTTACGAGCGCAATCCGCAGGTTCTGCGCTTCCTGCTGCCTGCGCCGCACCAGTTCCTGCCCGCATTCCAGAAGTCCAGCCTGACCTACGAGGTTGCTGGCCTGATGAATGTCGGCGGCCTGGATGTTCGCCTGCCCAAGGCGATCGTTTACCGCGACAGCTTCTAAGGTGGCTGGCGTGGCAAGGTATCGCAACATCGCGCCGGGCCCGCGTGGCGGCTATCTCAAGGGCAACCTTGTGGAAGTCGCGCCGGGCCAGGAGGCCGAACTCGACGACGCTCCCGAGGAGTGGTTCGAGGAGGTCGACGCAGGCCCCAAGCCCAAGCGGACGGGCAAGGCTGCAGCCGCAGAGTAACGTTAGACGCCGAACAGCGTCAGGGGTGGGCCCGCTCGGGAAGCCGGGCGTGCCTATTCGGCGGGTGTCGGCCTTGCGGCGGGCTTCGGTGTCGCTGTGGGCGCTGGGCAATCGATTGCCGAGGCGGTGGGCGTCTCGTTCGGCCAGGCGAGCGCGAATGGTGCAGGCCTGTCGCTCGTGCCCAAGCCGTCCAGCCCCGCGCGCGCTGTCCGTAGCACCGTAGAGCCCCGCATTGCAGGGTCCGTAACCGTGGCGCGTGAGGCAGGCTCGATCGCCGGGGGGCGGGTCGCTTCGATCGACGCAGCACCGCGCGCCACATCATCACCCCGGCCAAGGAGGGCCGCATAATGGCGCAAAGCTGGCCGTCCAAAGACCCCGACGAGACACTCGACTATAGCTGGACCGTCCCGATCGACGCGGACGACGCGATTACCAGCGCCGCGCTCACCGTCGTTTCCGGCACCGTCACGATCGCCAGCCAGGATGCCACCGCGACCGGGCTAACCGCGTTCCTCTCCGGCGGCACCGACGGCGAAACGGCGATCTTCTCGGGCACTGCCACGACCGAGGGCGGGCGCACGTTCGAGGAAACCTTCTATCTGGTCGTCCGCACCGCAGTTGACGCCGAGGTCGCGGCCCTGCGCGCGCGCTATCCCGCCTTCGCCAGCGTGCCGTCTGCCACGATCCGCTACTGGCTGGACGATGCTGCGCGGTTCGTCGATTCGAGCTGGACCGATGCGGATCGGCCGATTGGGCTGCTTGCCTGCGCAGCGCACCACATGGCGATGAACGGGCTGGGCAGCGAGGCGGCAACCCCGCAGGGCGTGACCAGCTTCAAGTCCGGCACCTTCTCTGCCACCGTCGACGCGCGCCAGGCGGGGCGCACCGGCATGTCTGCCACCCGCTACGGCCAGGAGTTCCTGATGCTGACCCGCCGTAATCGCGGCGCGGCTCGCGTGATTGCCGCAGGGCGCGCGGTGAACAACGATTGGCCTTATCGCGCATGACCATTCCCGCTGCCTTTGCCAGCATCGCAGCGCGCATGTCCGGCGCAATCGGCGCGCCCTTCATCGACGCCACGGCGGAATGGCCCGGCACCCCTACCCTCACCCCCGGCGGCTCGATCGCCACGCCCGGCACCCCGGTCATCATTCCGTGCCGCGTCCAGTTCGATGCGGTCACGCACGCCATGCGAGCGCGCGACGACTATCAGGACCGCGACGTTCGGATCCTCGTGCTCGGTTCCGGCCTCTCGCGCCCGATCGATAGCGAGGCGACCATCACGGTCGAGACCGGCCCCTATGCAGGTTCGTGGTTGCTGCGCAGCGCGATTACCGACCCCGCTGGCATCGGTTACGAGTGCCTGGGGCGCAGGGGATGACCGGCTCGCGCATCCGAGGCGGCAAGGCGCACCTCGCGCGCCTGCGCAAGCTCGAGAAGGACACCGCCCGCTTCGTCGGCAAGGCGCTGTTCGCCGGTGGCGAGAGCATCCAGATCGAGGCGCAGCTTTCGATCACGCAAGGCGCGGTCAGCGGCAAGAACCACGTCCCGTCAAAGCCGGGCGAGCCGCCGAACCAGAACACGGGCAGGCTGGGCGACAATATCGAGACGGTGCAGAAGGGGACGCTGCTGGTCGAGGTGTCGAGCAACGCGCCCTATTCCATCCCGCTCGAGTTCGGCACATCGAAGATGGCCGCCCGTCCCTTCATGCGCCCGGCGCGCGACAAGAAGCGCGCCGAGGTCGTGGCGCTGGTCGAGCGCGCGGTATCGCAGGCCGTGCGCCAATCGCGCAGTAACGCAAAGGATTGAACATGAACGTAACGCTTGACCAGAGCTGGACCTATCGCACCCCGCTGCTGACCATCGAATACCCCGCCGGGGAGCACGACATGCCCGACGATCACGCGGCGGCGGCGCTCGCGGCCAACGTCATCAAGGAGAAGCGCAATGGCAACCGGACTGGTCAGACTGTCCCGCCAAGCGGTGCTGACAGCCCTGAAAGCTGACACGGGCGTTACCGCGCTCGTTCCCGCCGCTTCGATCCACGGCCAGTCCCCGCTTTCCGAGCCGTCCTGGCCGTTCATCAAGCTCGGCTCCATCACCTTCGCCCCGCTCGACGCGGCGTGCGTCGCGGGCGGCGTGGGCCGCATCGTCGTGCACGCCTTCGCCAAGCCGGTCAAGAACGGCAGGCAGGTCACGCAGACAGCTGAGGATCATGCCGGGCTGATCCAGTCCGCGATCGAGGCGGCGCTGCACAAGGCGCGCCTGCCGCTCGCCGGTGGCACCATGACGCTCAAGAGCATCAACAATGACCTGCTGGTCGATGGCGCCGAGCCGGAAGCTTTCCATGCGGTTACGGATTTTCGTGCAAGGGTCATCGCCGCGTGATACTGTCGGCGCGATGGCAGAAACCCCCGACCCCGCTGCACTGGCGCTGATCAAGCAACTCTACAAGCGCGGGCTGATCGATCTCGACGATATCGAGGAGATGGCGGACGAGGCCGGGCCGGAATCCGCGCACCTCATCCGCATGATGGCGATCGAGGCCGAGGCACCATCGCAAGCCGATTGGGAAGCCGAGCGCGCGCGCCGTCAATTCCGCGTCGTCCGTAAAGAGGACTGACAAACGCCATAGCATCCCGCGCAATATCCACGCGCGGAGATCATGGCATGAGCCTTCCCAACGAGTTTGATTTTGGCCTGCTCAAGGTGGGCAACGGCGCAACCCCCGAGGTATTCACGACCGTCTGTGGCATCATTGATGTCGCGGTCAACGAGAGCGTCGACACCACCTCGCGCCGCGTGCGCGATTGCACCACGCCCAACAAGCCCGGCGTGACCAAGGTGAAGGTCAATGGCACCTCGTGGACCATCACGGCCTCCGGTCTCACCAATGCGAGCGAGGAAACCAATCTGCGCGCCCTGCTCGGCAAGCTGAACAACTACAAGGTCGAGGCCTATGACGACGACGGCACCGATGCGGGCGACCTGCTCGGCACGTGGTCGGGCGGCGCTGTCCTGACCGCCAAGAACATCAACGTCAACCGCGATAGCGACTCCGCGATCGAGCTGACCCTTGAAGGCGACGGAGCGCTGGCCTGGGCGGCGGCATGACGCATGGAAACCGCCCTCTCCCTTGAGTTCGCCGACGGCACCTATGCCTTCGACCTGAAACTGCCGCAGATTATCGAGCTGCAGGAAAAGTGCGGCACGATCGGCCCGGACGGCGCGCGCCAGCGCAAAGGTATCTTGGCGATTTATTCCAGCGTCATGGCAGGAGCGGCCATCAATTATGACGGCGAAGTAATCGGCCTGCCAGAAGATGCGGAGGCAGCTGTGCAGGAGGTTTACGAAACCATCCGGCTCGCGCTCGTTGGCGGGGGCGAGGCGTCCATAAATGGCGAGACTGTCAGAATTGCACCTTTGGACGCGAAGCGGTTGATGGAGAACTATGTCCACACAATGCCGCTGGCATCTGCTTGGAAGCTGGCAAAGGTCATCCTGCGCGCCAAAGTCCATGGATACGAAGGTAAAAAAAAAGCGGTAGCGCCGGAAGCGGACGGCGCCAGCGAGACGCAAGCGGATTCTGCGACCCCAGCGTGATTTACGCCAACTGCGCGGCGATGCACGTAAACCCCGAGGCTCTGACGTGGTGGGAATACACGGCCCTTCTGGCCGGATGGAACGCCATGCACGCCGATACCAGCAACAGCGCTCCCGACCCTGAGAAGCTGGACAAACTGCGTCGGTTCACCGCGGCGCACGGCCTTGGAGCGCCCAACTGATGGCAACCGAAATTGACCCTGTCATTCTGGTTCTTGAAGCTCGGTTGGACAAATACGAAGCCGGATTGCGGAATGCGGTCAGAACTTCGGATCAATCATTCGGCCGCATCGACCGCGACGTAAGGCGGCTCGAGCAGCAGTTCAGCCGGTCAAGCGCCGCGATCGGGGGCAGCCTGCGCGGACTGGCCGGCACGTTCGCCGCCGCGGTCACGACGCAGCAGGTCACGGGCCTGATCGACAGCTACACCCGCCTGCAGAACAGCCTCAAGGTCGCGGGCGTCGAGGGGGAGAGCCTGGCGCAGGTGCAGAGCCGCCTGCTCGACCTGTCGGGCCGCTATGGCGTCAACATCGAGGAGCTGG